AAATCCCAATCTTTCCGCACAGGCAGGCACCGATGTTCGAGCCATCGGGCGGAGCAAAATTGAAAGAAAAAATGACAAGACAATCATTACTAAATCAAATAGAAAAAAATGAGAAGAAAATAATACAACTTCGTAAAAAAATTGTTGAATTAAAAATTCAAGAACTGAAGTTTTGTGATAAAAAACAGCAATATAAAGAAGGAATTGAGATAGTGGGAGGAAAAGAGATTTTACGAGGTAGAATATTTTTTAAAGAAAGTTGGATAGATGAAGATTCTAAAGAAGTTGTCGAAATAGAACGGAAACAAATAGTAATGGAAAATAATAAATGGATATTATAAAATTTAGATATGGCAACATTAAAAGCACTGATGACCTCCCTCTCCAAACAGGGGCTACAAGAACAACGAGGAGAAATTATCTATGATTTCACAAGTGGGCGCACCTGCTCAGCAAAAGAGCTTACAGCAGTTGAAATAGATGAACTTTATTACGAGCTGAACAAAAGAGCTTCGACGAAGTCCCAAGAGTTGGACAAAAAACGAAAAAGGCTAATCGCTGCTATCTTCGGGGTATTTGAGAAGATGAACAAAAAACCGAGCGTGGAATATGTGAAAGGCATCGCTTGTAGAGCAGCAAAAGAAGATGATTTTAACAAAATCCCTGCCGAGAGGCTGACAAGTCTTTATAATGCCTTTTTGAACGCTCAAAAAGACTTGAATTTTGCCAAAAGGATCGCAGACAGCCTCGTAGAAGAAACGATAATTTTAAATTAAAAACATGAATATAATAAAGATTTTAAACCAAGATTTAGAAAAGGTTTTAGAAGTGAAAGGCGAAGGCATTTATATTAAAATTAAAGACGGAATACAATGTATCTGCAAAGATACTTCATGGGGGCATTTTGATAGCGAGATGATTATTTACACAGTTCCCCGAAACTTTTTCTTATTCAAATCCCAAGAAAATGAAAACGAAAATTAAAAGATATGGAAGCCGAACAACACACGCCAGAGTTGGATATATTAAATAACCTCAACGAAATTACAGGCTCTAAGTTCCGACCAATAAAGAGTAATTTAACCAAGATTAAAGCCCTTTTAAAGGCGGAATTTACCCCGCAGGAAATCGTGGAAGTTATCCAGCTGAAAACCATTCAATGGAAGAACAACCCCGCTATGGCAGGTTACCTCTGCCCAACGACTTTGTTCAGAGAAAGCAATTTTGAGAAGTATTATAATGAAGTTCAACAAGTAAAAGCTAACCCAAAACTATATGGAGAATATTTCAAAATCATTAACAAAATCCCAACCTCCGCAGCCGACAACGCTGATGACCTTGCAGAGCTATACGGAGAAGAAACAAGCCTTTAATGTGCTGGCAAGAATGGAGCAAAACCTTACCATTCGGCAAAGTCTGGAAGATGCACCGCTTGTGATTTATTCGGGCGAAAAAATAGCTACAATAAAGCAGATTATCCGAGTGATAGAGTTCTTTTTAGAGGTTACAGGAAATAAGCTGGAAACCTACCAAATCCAAGTGTTAGCAGGAGATTTGTACGAGAAATTCAGCCATGAAACTTTTGATGATATAGTATTGATGTTCAAAATGGCACGAAGAGGGGAATTTGGAAAGGTCTATAAGTTTGATACAATGCTAGTAATGGACTGGGCAGGGCAATACCTAGAGCGAAAAATTGATGAAAGAGAGAAGTTGGTAAGAAACACTCCTCCCCAAGAACAAGAAGAAAAAAAGGAAGATGCACCGCTAAAATATTTTCATGAACTACCAGAGGAAATGCAGGAGAAGTTTGCTAAAATCGGTCAAAGCTCTACAAAGACACTGGCATTCCTGCCAAAGAAAGCAACCGAAGAAATGAGCCAAGAAAAGCACCGTCGAGAAATTCAAAAAACAATGGAAAAAGAGAATAAACTATGATACGAATAAAAGAGGAACAAGGCATCATCACGATGTATACTAAAGCAGAGATGTCACAGGCGCAGATTATCAAGTTTCTGCAAGACCAAGGCTACGAGGTTAAGGGTTACTATCTAAACCTTCCTGCTCAAGAAGGACTCCTTGTCAGTGAACCTGCTGTCTCACGATGGACATTTACTGCTACGAAAGAGGGTGAAGAGCAAAGTGACAAAAACATTTACACTGATGTTTTTGAGTGTGAAATGAAGCGCTTTTTCAGAGAATTTTCTAAAACATAACTGTTTTTTTTATATTATATTTTATTTTTTGGCCACCTGCATTTGTAGGTGGTTTTTTTATTTTTATACTTGCTAAAAATCTATTTGCAGGACAGCAAAATGCTTATTATCTTTGCGATATGGGAGTTAGAGTTCAAGACATAGGCAGAAAAAGGAATCTATTACGGCGATACAAAGCTGTAATGGAGGAATTTAATAAATATGACTGCCGAATTATCCCTATTACTGTAATTCATAGGGAGTATATCTATCCTAAGTTTCATATCTCCAGAGACACACTATATCGAATCCTTAGTACACCTATCGATGAAGAATTAGAGAAGGTAACGCTACCTTCCCTATTTGATTAAACATTATGTGCTTCAAAATCATAGATAACAGCATATTCCTGCACTCCATCATCTCGCTGGGTTCTGCCAAATGAGGTGCGGAGCATTTTCCCACAATTATTATCAGGAGAAAAACCATGCAGTTTTTGATGTATTTTTTCCACCAAATCAAAAACAGCCCAAGCGTTATCTTTTTGTGTCTGTGGGGCTAAATGGCTAGTGTTAGTCAGTTTCATATTAGCAAGTGTGATTTTTACCGAAAACAAGCCGTTTTGTCTGTCTTTAGGGTGTTTAGTTGCGTCTTTAGAGATGTTAGAAAACTGCCCACTCTGAATATCTATGAGACAACAAGGCCATTTTACAGGCATATTTGGGGAATAGTAGTCTATCTGTCCCCAGTCTTCGTCAATATAGCGAAGTTCTGAGATTTCTGCCAATCGGTTCTGAATGTTAATTAAAATCTGTTTCATCGTAAATTGTTTTTCTTTTCCATTTTTTTCATGAGAGCATCCATTTCTTTTTTCAGCTCTCCAAAATTATGATTGATAACTTCTTTAATGTGCTTGTCCACCTGTGGGTGGCTTCCTATAAATTGTCTTTTTTCTATCTTTATGATGCTTCCAATGGGTTTTAATGCGAGGGCTTTCCATTGTTCCGCTTCTATTGATAGTTTTCTATTTCTGGCTGAACTGGAAGCCTCTCCGTTTTTCTTTTTAGTTGTAGCACTAGAGGTTTGGTAATATTTTGCCCAGAAAAACTTGCGCATTTGCGGAGTTACTCGCATTTCTCCTCCATTGTTGTGTATATCAGCATAAGGAAGAGAGGAACTCCATATGATACCATTGCTGGTTACTTTGGGGCTGAGTAGTGATTTTCTAAGTCTTCCTGTGCGCATCATCAGAGAACCCCTATGATAGGTTAATTTAGTAGCTGGCCATTTTTCATCAAAAAAGGCTTTTCGCTGAAAGTTTCGGTCAAACTCCTCGCCAAGTTTTACCTTTATATCAGTAAGAGTTTGTTTTAAAAAATCTTTTGGAGTCATTTTTAAATCATTTTTAAAGGTGTTTTAAAATTTATTTGTAACTTTGTCTAAATTTTTAACCAAATGACACTTGAAGAATACTATAAAGCCAAAGAAAAGATAGAAAAAGATATTCCTAATGGACTTTCTTTTTCAGAAGAGATGAAATATTATAAAAAAGAATTGGACAAACTTCGCTCCCAACTACCTCCTGGGGTTTTGGAAAAAGTTTTGAAAAATGTTGAAAGATTTCAAAGGAAAATGCAATCAGGTATTTCCTAAATTTCTTCCATTACAATAATATTTTTATTCATTCCTTCATCAAAGTATACTGAGTTTATCTTAAACTTTGTTCCTTCCTTAAATAACACTTCTTTTTCCTCCGAGAAAAAAGAAAGTTCCTCAATCTGTTTTCCATTTTTAGACTTAATTTGATACATTGTGTTCCTATCAAAAACTCCTTCTCTATCTTTTGAAGTAGATAAGTAGTAATTTTCAGTATAAGGTTCTCCTGTTTCTGCTGCTTTTTTATACTTGTTAATTATTTCTGAAGACAAGTCAGCACCACGATAAACATTTCCTTTATAAGATTCTAATTTATCCAAGGCACTATTCATTACTTTTTTGTACCTTTCAAAAAATTCTTCTTTGGGTTCTCCTCCATTTCTTAAATAAAAATTTATATCAACAAAGAAATCCCCTGTGTATTTATTCACACAGAAAGTTTCTGCTGGGCGCATTTTGTTATTGATTTTAAGAGCGTTTTGATGGGCTTCAGATTGAGCATATTCTTTTGCATTTAGTCTAAAATCTTTAAAAATATCATCATCGTATTTTGAAGTATCTTCTATGTTTTCATTTCTTACCTTTTCTTTCAGAGCCTCTTTAACATCTTTTGCTCCCACCACTTTATTGTAAGCGTTGTTAGGTGGAAAAACTTTTTTCTCTGCACCTGGATTAAAGCGGAACATCTGAAGTTTGTTTTTTCCATTAGGTGCAATATGAGTGGTTGCTTTCTCTCCTAATTCCTTTGCTTTTTTGCTGTCACTCAGTGTGTTTTCTCTTGCCAGCACTTCCACAGCGACACAACGACACCTCCAGCCGTTAGGTGGATAGTACTCCGTCCAGAAATCATCATCTTTTGGCAGACAGATTCCATTGAGTACAGCATGGTTTGCTCTTACTCGTTCATCTCCTGCGGTTCGGTATTCCAGCCAGTATCGGCTGGTATTTTCTTGGAGATTTACCCAGTTTGCTGCGCTTTGGGCAGAATGTACTGCAAACTGATACTCAGCTTCTAAATAGTGGCGGTTATACTGCTCGTTGAGTTTTAAAATCTTTTGTTCAAACCTGTCATAAGGAACTATGTTTCCGTTTTCATCTTTTAGATAACTTCGTGCTTCAGTGAGCTGTGTATGAGTTTTCAGTCCAGAAAAGACAAAAACATCTTTTTCTAGATAATCTCTCATTTCCTGTGGTACTTCATGCGGAACAGCGGAAGAAAAAACCTCAGCGGTATGCTCTACAACAGCCCGAAACTCAGGAACATTCATGAGGTCATCAGGTTTGTAGCTTTTTCTGGAATAAAGAACATCAAAAGCCTTTTGGGTAATATTCAAAAGTTCATTTATAGGCTCTTCGTCCATTGAAAGCTGTATATATCCAGCGTTTCTGCATGTTTCACAATCGCAATGCGCATATTGTCCAGAAAGGGTGTCGTGTAGCGCCCCAAAGTATAGTTTGGGGCTTATCCGAAAAAATCTAATCCTAAATTTTGTGAGTTGGTTGTTCTATCCCCTTGTACTTCTACTCCAAATTTATCCTTTATCCATTCATCAGGGATGTTTTTATAAGGCATTAAATCAACGGTTCTTTTCCATAGCTCGCTCAGATCTTCCACTTGGTCGTATTGAAAAATCAATCCATCTTCTGGAAGCACACCGATGGCATACAGTGCGGATAAAACCTTTTCGTTCATATACTGCTCTACAAGGGTCTGGTCTGCATTTACTAAATCTTGCAGTGTTTCCTGGGAACTTTCCTCCTTACCTTTACTTCCGTATTTGGTATCCTGTCCAATAATAGCTCCAGAAATGAGCAGAGAGATATTGTCCCTACATAGTTTAATTAGTCCGTTATAAACTTCTCCTGTTGAGGGAACGCCATTACTTGCCCATTCAAAAGTTTCGCTTTCATCGATAATGAACCACGCTGCGGCTCCCATATCAGTCATCATTTTTTCAGCACGATTAAGGGCGGCTCTGTCTCTGGTGTTGGTTTTCATTACTCTTGGCGGAATACCATAAATCTCGCAGAGTTCCGACCAGCAAGACTGAGCAAACCTTGAAAATAAGATGTGCGGAATTGCTTTATTTATCAGCCCTAAATCTCCCACGGTTCCAAAATCTAAAAGCCAAGTACCGTACTCAGGTGCGTTAATGTAATCAAGTCCTTTTTCATCGGTATAGTCTTTTAAAATAATTCCTTTTTGTGGAATCACATTTTGGCGAGGCACAAGAGTAATCAGAGGTGTAGGGAGGTCTCCTGTTGATAGTTCTTCATTCTCTTTTCGGTTCAGCTCAATAAGAGTATATCCCATATAAATACTATCCAGAATATGCTCTATAATGGTATTGAACCAAACGGATTTTTGTAGTTTATCCGTTAGTTCTTCATGGGTTTCTCCACTTGCTTTTTTGATGACAAAATCAGCTGAAACAGTCTTTAGTTTTCTGTTTTGGATTTGTGAAGTCAAGTGAGCGTCAAGGCTCATGTCCTTTACTAAATTATAGTAAGGGAACATCTTTGGATAATCTATGTTTTCCGCATTAGAAAGTGCGTTTTTCCATACCAATACATCAGAACGAGTACGAGCTATTGCTTTAGGTACGATGTTCCGTGTAGGTTGCAGACTATTAGTCCCTGCTTTGTTAGTATGATTTTTAGTATTCTTCTTTTTCATTTTTTAGTGGATTACTCATGATTAAACTTTCTTCTTGAACCAAATACAAAAGGCTCTTCGTTGGAATTAGAGGTGTTGGCGTTCTCGCTTTCCTTAATAAGAGGGAGGTTTCCGAGAGATACTTCGCCTTTGTTTAGTTTTTTAAGCCACTCAATCGCTCTATCGTAGCGTTCTTTTGCCCAGTCATGGAGCATATCTGGGTGAGCAAGAGTGATAAAGTGCCACACTGCTACATTAACTACAATATTCAAAATAAGCGGATTTCTATCTGTTCCTGTGGCAGAGAAAATTTTGTCTACATCATAGCGTAGTCTTCCGTCCAGATATTCTTTTTTAGCATTGGTATAGAAGTAAGATTTGACCTCCTCTTCGGCGGCAGCAATGGCTCTTAAAATAATATCTTCATCGCCTTCTGAAATCTGCTGTGTCTGGTATTGGTATAGATTTGTTTTTAAATCTTCTGGGGTTGCGTACATTGTTTTAAAGGTTTAATAATGATTATTGACTCTTGCTCCAAAGGCATAAGTATTAGATGTTTTTCTTGCTCTCGTGGAAAGCCACTTGAATGCTCCATGCACAGCATCTGGTCCGTCATCATGAGCTTGGCTTCCTTTCTCGAATGCTAGAAACTGGTCTATGAGGGTCTGCATATCGGAGTTATGCTGTTCAGAATTAAAAAAGACATTTTTCCGCTCAAAATACCCCGAGAGGCTTTCTATCCTGCTGTATTTATCAGATTTAGGGCGTTTGTCTGCTACTACAGGGATATAGTAACCTCGTTTCTCTCCTTCTAAATCAAAATCAGAGGTAAATTCATCCATCGCAAAAAGTCCCTCAATCATATAGCGGATATTGAACTTATCAAGTCCAAATTTCTCATATTGGTCATAGAGCCACTGGGCACAATGGGCTCGGCTTTTTTGCTGCATGTAAGCCAATAGTATATGATATTCTTTACCTTTCATGCCAACCAAGATAAGCGCTTTGTAATCGGCGTTTTCTTTATAAGAAAGGTCTCCGTAAAAACACAAATTATCGTATTCTCTCAATGGGAGGGCTTTTTTGTACTGTATATCTTCATATTTGAATATGGCTCCATCCTCGATATGGGTATGCATATATTCCCGCATAAAAGAACGGTAAGGCGTTTTATGGAACTTGTTTTTCCAATATGAAGCAGAGGATTTCTCTGGCCATTCAGGTTCAAAGGTTTTCAAATCTTTAACAGCACAGACTGAAAGCACCTCAAAATGAGTGTTGTCCTCTGCAAAGCTCCCCATATCGATAATTTCTCCCTCTTCATTCTCTATACTTGTGTTTTCTATAACTGCCTTAAAATAAAGCTTCAATCTGTTAGTGATAGAGTTTTTATGAAAGTTGTTATTTGCATAGATAAATCGTTCTATGGCGTTTTCATCAGCATCAAAAGTTCCCCAAATATCTTCAGTGATGAAATCCACGCTTTCTCGCATGATACGGTCATTATTGACTGATTTTTTGCTGTCCACATCATCTACTACGATATAATCGGGTCTGTCTGCCTCCTCTCTCGCTCCTCTGGGGTTCTGTCCAAATCCAATAGACATAAACCTCACGCCATCTGTGGTAGCAAAATCGCCATCAGCCCAGTTTCCAGCAGAAAATTTATCTCCGTAATCGTTTTTAATTCTATTGTTAAACTGAAGTTGTGCTTGGATAGAAGAAAGTAGTTTTTTGGCTTTGATTTCTGTTTCTCCTACCAAGAGCATAAAACGGAGTTCTTCTTTGACTAAATAAAGATAGAGCGGTATTCCCATATCAATATGCACGGATTTACCCGCTGAACGGAACATCTCCGCTAGTAGTCTCAGTCGTTTATTTTTGACAATAATCTTTGCTAATTTAGCATGAAACCAAGCTGATTTTTTCTTAGCATAATTCGGAAAATAATATTCAAACCAGCAGATATAATCTTTTTCTAATCTCTTTATTCTGTCTGTTTTTTCTTTGGCGCTTTCATGGATATTGATAGAGGTTGCCTTGGCGATACGAAGGCAGTGTTTGTCGTAATCCTGTAAGAGTTTGATGTATTTTTTATCCATTGATTTCTATACTTATACGGTGTTGAAGGAATTGCTTGTGATACTGCGTACATTGTGAAGCAAAGGCTGGGTCTACCTCTGAAATAAAGTTATCCAGGTCTTTTAAAATACGATGTACTACGACAGGGTCTGCCTGCTTATCACAACGGTCTAAAGCACGAAGGAGCTGGTCAATATCTTTTGCTACAAAAGTGGGGTCTTCGCCATTAAGAACACGGAGTGTTTCCTGCTGGAGTTTTTGTTTGATTACCGTAGGAGAAGCGTGAAAGTTCATGCGTTTTTCCTCCCAGTTGTATTTTTGAACCCAGCGGCTTAGTGTCAGTTCTGTAACCTTGTAAAGCGCAGCAACTTCCTTTTGTGTAGCATCTATGTTTTCTATATAATAGGCTTCTGCTTTGAGTCTTATGCTATCTTTTTTTGTCGCCATCTTTTAATGTTTTTACACGCAAAATTCCCTCTATTCTTCTGCTTAAAAAAAGAAAAGTCCAAAGGTTGGACACATTCGTATTTTGTTTATACAGAGTTGTTTACTCATCAGACAACTTCTTTTTTTTCATAGATAAAGCCCCCAAATTTGCCTCGTTAAAACTCAGATAAAAATGCCAAGATTCATACTTAATGATGAAAATGTAACGAACTCCTATGGGTTCAAGATTAAAACAGCAGGGATAGACCTTAAAAGATTTGAGGCTAATCCTGTAATGCTTGATGGACATAATCCCTCCAATCTTTCTGTTATCGGAAAATGGACAGAGATAAAGGCAGAAAACGGAAAACTTTCTGCTGATACGGACTTTGATATGGAGGATGAAAACGCTAAAACTATAGCAGGAAAAGTAGAAAGAGGAATAATCAAAGGTGCCAGTATGGGGATTTCTTTCAGTAAAAAAGATTTCTCCTATCAAGATGGAGAGCTGGTTTTAGAAAAATGTAGTCTGCACGAGGCTTCTATTGTTGCTATTCCAAGCAATGCTGGAGCATTAAGACTAATGATGGACGGAGAAGAAATTTCTGAAACCGATATAATAGCCCTTTGTCTTTCAATAAAACAGAATCAAGAATATTATAAACCAAAATTCAACCATAAAATGAAATTGAAATTATCACAATTAGCCTTTGTCGCATTAGGTTTTGATGGACAGACAGAAGAGGCGGAACAGGAGCAGATCAATACAGCAATATTGAAACTGCAAGAAGAGCGAAACGGTCTGAAAGCACAATTAGCTTTATCAGAGGAAAAAGTAAATGCTTTTGTAGAGAAAGAAAAAGAAGCCAAACTCACAGCAACGAACAAGATGCTGGACGAAGCTGTTGCTTGTGGGAAAATCACAGCAGACAAGCGCCAAACTTTTGCTGACCTTGCAGCACAGAATTTTGATTTAGCTAAATCAACATTGGATTCCCTGCCAGCAAAACAAAATTTCAGTGCAGGAGTAAAGACACCAGCAGGAACTAGTGCTGTGGCTACGATGGAGGACTTCCAAAAATTGAGCCTTGATGAGCAGTTAGCTTTTAAAGCTGCAAACCCAGATGCTTATAAAGAGCTTTTAAAGACCCTTTAATTATTGTTTAATCATTTAAAAAAAGAAAGAAATGCCAAAGAATTTTCCAGAAATATGGGAAAGTCGCGTAAGACAAACCCTTGAAAACGGAGCAACAGCAGACTTCTTGGATGGAGTCAGCGAATTAGACGGAGATGTAAGCGAAATGGGAGAAGAGAATATCATTCATATTCCTACTTCTGAGTTTAATCCCGAAGTTTTGATCAACAACCAAACTTACCCTATCGCGGTGCAGGATTTCACTGATGACACGGTAATTGTGAAGTTGGACAAATACCAAACTAAAGCTACAAAAGTAACGGATGACCAGATTATTGGGGCTTCTTATGACAAGATAGATGCAGTGACTAAATCACACACCAACTCTATCAATGCAAAGAAATACAAGAAAGCCCTTCACGCCCTAGCTCCTGATACTAACGCAGCAAAAACACCTGTATTACAGCTAGCAGGAGCGGAGTGTACTTACGAGGATTTGGTAGCGCTGAAAGACAAGTGTGATGAACTTGAATGGCCAGAAGAGGGACGAAGATTGGTGCTTTGTAACAAGCATTGGAATGCTCTTTTAAAGGACAGAAAGAACTTCGGTGACCAGCTTATCAATTATAAAAATGGAGAGCTTTCTCCTGTAATTGCAGGCTTTGAAATCAAGAAGTACATCGCGAGTCCTCATTATGCAGGAACTACCAAAAAACCTTTCGGATCAGTACCAGCAAGTGGTGATAAACCAGCTTCTGTATGCTTCGTGGTAGATAATGTCAGAAAGAAAACAGGGCTTACTAAACAGTATTTTTCTGAAGCAGGTAAAAGCCCAGAGAACCAAGCAAACCTTCTTAACTATAGACACTATTTCATTGCGGTGCCTTTAGGGAAGAAATATGTTGCTGCATTAGTGTAGGTTAAAACCAATAATAATGAGAGAAATAAAGTATTTAGCCGTGCATTGTACGGCAACGCCACAGACGACATCTGTAGAGAGCATTAAGCATTATTGGAAAGCTCATTTAGGCTGGAAGATGCCCGGCTATCACTTTATTATAAAACCAAATGGAGAGGTAGTCCAACTATTGGAGACAGAGAAAGTGTCTAACGGAGTCAAGGGGTTTAATTCGGTAAGTATCAACATCTCCTACATCGGAGGTGTAGATAGCAAGAACAGACCTATTGACAACAGGACACCAGACCAAAAAAAGGCATTGTTTGATTTACTTAAAAAGTTAAAAAAGCAGTTCCCAAAGGCAATTATCCAAGGGCATAGAGACTTTCCAGGTGTGAAAAAAGCTTGTCCAAGTTTTAATGCAAAAGAAGAATACGAACATTTATAACAATGAAAGGTACATATTTAAAAATCATATCTATCTGTTTAGCATTGGTTTTTGCGGTTTCCTGCGGAAGCAGGAAGCCTGCAGAACCGCTAATCATAGAGAACACGAAGACCATTACCAAGGAAACCCTCGTAAGAGACACCGTGGTAGTAACTCAGAGGGACAGCGTAAGGACTGAGGTCATGATAGACTGCCCAGAGGGAGGAACACCCAAGATTAGAACCATTTATAAAAACCCACCAAAAGGCAGGATATTACAGCCTCCACAGGTAACACTAAGTGGGAACAAACTTACAATAGACTGCAAGGCGGAAGCCGAAAAATTAGCTCTTAAACTCTACGATAAGTATGTAAAGGAACATGAGAGCCAAAAGATTCCCATTTATATAGAAAAACCCTTTAAGTGGTATCATTCAGCCCTTATGTGGTTTGGAGCGCTCAGTTTATTACTATTTATTATCGTTGGTGTGGCTCCTCTATTTATTAAATCTAAACTTTAAAGTAAAAAACAATGGAACAAGTATTTATAGATAATCCAAAGCTAGATGTAGCATATAAAACTACAGATGGTCATTTTTTCTTCCTAGAACATGATGCGGTAAACTACGCGTCTACTCTTGAAGACAAAACAGTAGAAAAAGTCACTCCAAATAGGGAGAAAGCAAAGGAACCAGCAGATAATATGGCTGATGAACAAAGCGACAAAAGAGAGCAAAAAATATCAGAATTAAAAGAGTTAGAGCTGATTCCTAAAAACTTCAACAAAATGAAGTCAATAGCAACCTACTTCAAAGTAGAACTTGCAGAAAAACCAAATGCAGAAGACCTTATAAAGGCTCTTACAGAACTTAAAAACCAAATAACTCAGTAAAAATGAACGGAGTAAAATTTATTAGAGAAAACGGTGGACTTGGCAGAAGACAAGAAGGCACAGATTTCATCTCTGGAATCATTGTCTATGGAGAAACAGCCACAGATAAGCGTTTGATATTATCTGTTAGTGAATTAGATAAAGCAGGTATCACAGCTACTACACATCCTGTACTCCATTACCATGTTTCGGAGTTCTTCCGAGTGAATGAGGGAGCCAAACTATATGTTCAGTCAGTGGCAGAGAGTGATGGCAATTATACAGAAGTAAAGGTCATGCAGAACTTCGCAGAGGGGAACATCAGACAGATTGCAGTTTGTGATTTTAAAAGGGAATTAAATACCCTTTCAAATTCAGTGAGCAAACTTAATCAGATTGCTTCAGAATTAGGAGAATTAAATATCCCTTTGAGTTTGCTTCTTTCGGTAAAAATAACAGCGGAAGACATGACTAAACTGCCAGACCTGCATACATTGAATGCTGAAAGGGTAAGTGTGGTTATCGGTCAAGACGGCGGAGGGAGAGGCGCTTATTTATCCCAAACCAACGCTTCTATTTCTTGTATTGGGGCAGTATTAGGCGCTGTATCAAAATCCAAAGTAAGCGAGAGTATTGCATGGGTAGAAAAACAGAATTTAGTTTCCACAGCTTATGTCAAGGCTCTTACAGGAGGTGTAGAAAAAACAAGAGAGCTGGACAGCATCTGTTTTTGTGATGGGTCAGCTATAGGAAACTATACTCCACAACAACTGGAAGCTATTAACGATAAAGGCTACATCTTCGGAGTAAAGCATACAGGAATAGCAGGAACTTTCCTTAATGATAGTTTTACAGCTACTAGTTTAGAGAGTGATTTTGCTTATATCGAAAACAACAGAACCATTGATAAAGCCATTAGGGGAATTAACAAGGTACTGATTAAGAAAGTATCTGGACCTGCTTATATAGATCCCGATACAGGACTACTGGAGGCATCAGGAGTTGCTGCCTTGGAAGCTCTTTGTGATGATGTTCTTGATGAAATGAAAAGAAACGGAGAAATAAGTGGTTATGAAGCTTATATCAATCCGAACCAGCAGGTGCTGAGGACTTCTAAATTAGAAGTGATTGTAAAAATTGTTCCTGTGGGAACATTGAGAAAAATTGAGGTAAAAATAGGTTTAACCCTTAAAAAAGATTAAAAATGGTAGAATTAGAACCGCTGATTAACGGAAGAGAGTACGGCTGGGCAGACATTACCGCTACTATTGGAGGCGTTCCTGTTATAGGGATTACTGCTATCAAATACAGCGAAGAAATGGAAAAAGAGGACATCTATGCAGCAGGGAGATACCCTATATCTCGTGGATACGGCAGAGTGAAAACCACAGCTTCTATTACACTGCTTTCGGGGACAGTATTTGCTCTGAAATCAAAAGCTCCAAAAGGACAGCTTCATAGAATTGCTCCATTTCCCATTACAGTAAGTTATCAGCCAGATGCTGGACCTATGGTAGTACATGTTTTGAAAAATTGCGAATTCAAAAAAACAGAGTTTGACTGGAAAGAAGGAGACATGAGCAAACCTATAGAAATGGAACTTATAGTTTCTCATATTGTAGATAAATCAAAATAAAACAACCACTGTGAGCAGTAGTATTTCCAACTGCTCACATTATAAAAACAAGAAAATGGACAAAGAACTTATCTGCGGACTTGATGCCGCTCAAATAGAAAACCTCAAAGCAGAAAGAGGAGCATTAGTACTGGTTAATGTGACTTATGAAGGAAATACTCATCAAGCTATATTCAGAGAGCCTACCTTTAAGGATTTGGAAGCGATACATAAAATATCTAAATCTGATGAAATGAAAGGATTAAGATCAGCTTATGACAACTGTATTGTAAAGGCTGATGAAGAAATAGAAGGCAGGGATATGCTTAAAATCAAGGCGGTAAGTGCTTTGATGGAAAGAGTGCAGAAAACCAGCTCAGAAGCAAAAAACTTATAAGCTCGCTAGAAAGCGAGCAGTCAGAACACGAAAGGTTCAAGGGTGATGCTCTTATAAGGTCAAACTTTAATGTAGAGCCAGAAACACTACAAATAAGTGAATGGGGTAAATTATACGCCCAAGCCATGTGGCTGGAAGAATGGCGACTACAGAACCAAGCCGAATTATTTAAGGCTTTGTTTGGTGGGGATTAGTCATCATTTCCACTGCAACCATTCTTGCTAACTAACCAGCCCCAATAAATACCTAAAATAGTTAATATAGGATAAATAACCAAAGCAGAGGGAGGAAAAACTACTGGTAGTACCCCCAAGAAAAAAAACACAACTGCTATAACAAACAAAGATTTAAAAAGTGTTTTCATCGTTGATGAACATTTACATAACAAAGATAATAAAAAATGTCAAATAATGTAACATATCAAGTAAATTTAAAAGTTGTAGGCGACGATGTCATCGGCTCAGTAACTCGTGAGATTGAGAGATTAGATGAGAGCACGAAGAATGCAACTAAGAGTTTCGGAGATTGTTTTAAATCTTTTTTGGCATTTAGTACAGCTTTAGAAGGACTTTCTTCTCTTCGGCAAGACTTTGAGAGCCTTATCGAACCTGGCAGAAATCTAAATGCCAACATGATGGAGCTTTCTGCCATCACAGGAGTTACAGGAGATGGATTAAAAGCGATTGAAAAGGCAGCAAGAGATACAGCAAAAACCTTCGGAACGAGTGCTATAGATAATGTGGAAGCTTATAAAATGATGCTTTCTCAATTATCTCCAGAGATTGCGACTAATGCAGAAGCAATGAAGATGATGGGGGAAAACGCTAATATTCTATCCAAGCAGATGGGTGGAGATACGGTAGCAGCCACAGAAGTCCTTAACACCTCACTCAATCAGTTTGGGGTAAGCATGGATGATCCGATTGCAGCAGCTAAAATCATGGGCGATATGATGAATGTGATGTCCGCAGCTGCACAACAGGGGTCTGCAGAACTTCCACAAATCAAACAAGCATTAGAACAGGTCGGAATGGTGGCGAAAACTACAGGCTTGTCTTTTGCTGAAACTAATGCTTATATTCAGCTTTTAGACCAAGCAGGTAAAAAAGGAAGTGAGGGCGGTGTAGCGCTACGAAATGTCCTTACAACATTATCAGAAGGTAGATTTACTTCTAAGTTAGCAGCGGAAGGACTTCAGCAGGCTGGTATTTCAGTAGATTATCTAGCAGACAGTTCAATACCTCTGCATGAGCGGTTAAAAACTCTTAGAAAAATACAAGGAGATACCGCGCTTATGACCAAAGTATTTGGTAAGGAGAATATGGCGGCTGCTATTGCTATGATAAACACTGCTGATGATGCGGAAGCTATGACTAAGGCTATTGTAGGGACCAATTCAGCGGTAGAGCAAGCAGAGGTAATCATGGGTGGCTACAATGAAAAGGTAGCCAGAACTAAAGCATGGTTTGATGACTTGAAAATATCTGCCTTTAATGTCATGGAAAGTTTTACTCCATTGGTTAATATGGGGTTTTCTGCAATAGAGTCTGCTGGAAAACTAGCATACTATGGACATATTCTAATTTCCACCTTCAATGCATTAAGTATTGCCAAAGCAAAAGATAATATCCAATCTGGAATAACACTCATTCGTTCAAAAGCCTTAGCGCTATGGACAGGAATAGGAAGTGTTGCCAATAAAGGTTTTGCTGCATCTTTAAACTCAGTGAGAAATTCAGCGATAGGTGCAGCTATGGGGACAAGAGCTTTTTCTGTTGCTATTATGAATATTCCTGTTATCGGATGGATAATAGCAGGGATTACAGCGATTATTATAGCACTAAAATACCTTTGGGAACATAGTAGAAGATTTAGAGAGATACTCTTTGGAATAGGCTATGCGGGAAAAGCGATTTTTCACAATATCGGTGTATATGCAGGCAGAGTGTGGACTCTTGTTTTGAAACCTGTAGGTATGTTTATTTTCAATCTCTATAAAAACACTTTTTTGACTATTTGGGAGATTGTAAAAACAGTATGGAAAAACATTACAAACACGATCACATGGGCTTGGAATAGTGTTATAAAACCTATAGCAAGTTTCATTTACAATGTTTACAAAAACGCTTTTATGATGATTTGGAACACTGTAAAAATGGTGTTCAACTGGATAGTACAATTGGTTTCCAGTGTTTGGAATTGGATAAAAAGCACCTTCTCTGAGTTCGCAGGATGGATACAATCTACTATTATAGACCCTATTTATAGAGCGTTTAGTGAAATTTGGGATTGGCTCTCGGGATTCTTTGATGCTATTTCAGAAAAAATCAAAGCTGTAACAGATACAGTTAAAGGGCTTTGGAATAGTATTTTTTCTGAAGAAGGCACAGTAAGCATTAAAGAAGAATACAAAAAAGGAGAAAAAGCAGGAGGAGAAAGTTTCGATAAAGACAAGAAAAAAAGTAAAGATGATCCACAAGAGGTCAAAATAATAGATGATAACTCCCACAAGAACATTTTTGATGTCAGTAAAGGCTCTGGACTTTCTACTCCTACTATTGGAGGAGTGGCAGCCAAAAAAACAAAGAAGAAAAAGGAAAAAAGCGAGAAAGAAGACGGAGAAAGTGGGAACAAGGTTCGCAATCTTACAGTTGGTAAAATGGTGGAAAATCTCAATATCTACACTCAAAAAGGGACTGTCGGAGAAAGTAAAGAACAGATTTTACAAGCTATTAAAGAAATATTCGGTACTGCGGTAGCAGATTTTGCAGGTGCAGACCGAAACGCTACAACCGCATAAACTATAAGAGCATGATAAATGTATTTACCCCAAACGCAGAGCATTTAGCCAAAGGAGTGGCTTTAAATCTATCCTTTCGTTTTGGAATGAGGACAGCAGAGCCTTTTAAAACATCTCAAAATATAGGAGAAGAGGGAAATCCAGAACTATTGGATTTAGGAGAATTAGAAGGAAGAACTTGGCTGACCTCACTAGCTTTAAAGCACGGAGGAAAAGAGTTTGTATTTAACGAATGTCTGATTTCTCTTAATATGGAAAAAAACATCGTTACCACAGCATTACAGGGACGCAATGGGACGATAAAAGAGTATATCAGTGATGGTGATTATAACATTACCATAGATGCAGGGATAAGTAATTACACTATTGACCAGGAAGGAGAGCATAATATTGACTATCCGATAGATGCCGTGGCAGAGTTGAAAAACATACTCAGCCTTCCCGAAACATTAGAAGTTCAGAGTGATTTCTTGGAGATTTTTGGGATAAAATCAGCAGTGGTAAAATCTTTTGACCTACAACAAGAAACCCACTCCAACAGACAAAGTATAAATATTCAAATGCTCTCTGATGAGCCGTACGAAATTAGACTAAAAGAAGAAAACGATGTTAAAGTTGTGTAGTGAAATCATCATCGAGGGCGATAAAACTTGGAAGTTTAATGCCGTTGCAGACTGCAAGATTGTAGAAGATGTATCTACTCTTACCGACACTTGTGAGATTCAGCTCCCTAAAAAAATAAAGTGGCAGGAGGCTGTAAGCAAGAACGGAAAACCTCCAATCAAAAGAGGTGATAAAATAACCATCAGACTCGGATATGATGATGATTTAGAAACACGATTTACAGGATTTATCCGCTCGGTAGATGCAAAAGTACCGATAACGATAAAATGCGAAGATGGTATGTTTATTTTAAAGTCTCACAAAGTAAAACCAAGGGCTTTTAAAAACGCTTCTCTGCATGAGATTGTGTCTTATCTATTGGAGGGGACTAATATCAAGTTTCAGCTTATGGATAAAAATATAAAAGTGGGAAACTGGAGACTTACCAAGACCCATGCTTCGGAAGAACTACAAGAGCTGAAAGAAAAAATGATGTTGTCTTCCTACTTTCGGACAATCAACAAGGAAAGCGTGCTGTATATAGGCTTAGCCTATCCTTTGGACAACCGAAAGAAAGTAAAATTCATACATGGTAAAAATATTATTGATGAGGATTTTGAATACAGAGACAAAGAAGATATACGGGTGAGATGTGAAGCACAGAGTTTTAATGGCAAAAAGAAAAAAGTAACCTATGAATATGGTGACAAAGATGGCGATTTGATAAAAATAAGAATGGATGGGCTCACAGAAGCAGAATTAAAAAAATACGCTATCCAAGCGGTGGAACGATACAAGCAAAGTGGTTTTAAAGGTTCATTTGAAACCTTTGGACAGCCCGAAGTCAGTAAGTGTGATATGGTTGAAATCCATGCATCAGATGGAAACAGCGGAGTTTATCTAGTAAAGAAAATAGAGATAGATTTTGGGATGAACGGCTACCGCCAGAAAATAGAACTGGGGCAACCGCTAACGATTAACGAGCAATGAAAGAACTTTTACAAAAACTAACCGAAACAGGCGATGAAATTTACGCCAAAATCTGCGAAGTAACATCGGTAGATATAGAAAATCAAACGGCAGATTTACAGCCGTTAGATGGTTCATCGCAGATTTTAGATGCTTATCTACAAGTGGCAGAAAATGGTGTTTTTGTAGAGCCTAAAATAGGCAGTTTAGTAGCCTGTGTGTTTGTAACCAAAGAGACTGCCGTAGTGGTCAATCACTCTGAAATAAAGCAGTTTCAAATTAAGATTGAAAAAACAGAGTTCAAGATAAATGCAGAGGGTTTCCTACTTAAAAAAGAAAACGAAACCTTAGCAAAGCTGATGACAGACTTATTGCAGGAAATCCAGAAAATGAAATTCTTAACTGTTTCAGGGGGACCTACAACACGGCTTATCAATCAGCCTAAATTCAAAGAGATAGAAAACCGATTTAAAAAGCTTTTAAAAGAGGATTAAAATGGCACTAAATAAAGACAGATTAAAGGGGAAAATTAAAAAAGCATGGATGTCTGAAGCAGACAATGAGAACGCAGAAGATTTTCTAGATAAAGTGTGTGAAAAGATAGCAAGTGCTGTAATTGAAGAAATAAAACAAATCACTATCACGGCCACCTGCACACACGGCCCTGTAAATGTTCAAAAAGTTGAGTAATGAAAGATGTTTTGATAAAAGATTTTGAATTACAGATAGATAATAATGGTGATTTTGAGATAGGCAATGCTGAAAATCAGTCTGTAGAAATGCTCCTGCTGAGTGGACAGGGTGAATGGAAAGAGCACCCCGAAACAGGATGTGATATTATATCGTCCAAATATGGGAATATAGATCGATTTTTAGACCGAAGAATAAGAGTGCAATTAGAGGCTGACAGCTTCCATATAGAAGCTTTAAAGATAACAGAAAAAGGATTACAGCTCAATGGACAATATAACGCAATATAGAGTATATGAAAATCAAAGCTGGCTGGATATATCCAATATTTTATATGGAACCTCCGCACACGCTTACAGATTGGCACAAGAAAATAAATCATCTATCACAGAAGATGTAAAGGCAGGAACCCTCATTAACTATCCGTTGGATTTGCCTAGTAACAAGTTGGTACTGCTCAGTATGGCATCATATAAGAGCAATCCTGCCACAGCAGTAATAATGCTTCCAGAGGAGGAAAGATTAGAAGGTATAGGATATTGGGTTATTCAAACAGATTTTAAAGTAAGTTAGAAAATGGCAAGAAGTATAGAGCAAATCAACAACGAAATCATCAAGGCGAAGGAATCAGAACCTGCTCTTGCAGGGCTGACATCGACCAGCAAGGTGGCAATATGGAGGCTTTGGGCGTACATCACAGCATTTGTGATTTACACTTTGGAGCAGATATTTGATCAACACAAGGCGGAAGTCTTGGAGGCTTTAACTCAATTAAAACCCCACACGGCAAGATGGTACAGAAACAAGGCGTTGGCCTTTCAATACGGGTTTGATTTAATCACGGACACGGATAAATTCAATAATCAAGGATTTACCGAAGACCAGATTTCTGCATCTAAAATCGTAAAATTTTCTGCAGTGACAGAAGCAGACGCAGAGAGCCGTCTCATTGTCAAGATTGCCACTGAACAAGGCGGAGAGCTTCAGCCCATCACTGTGGGACAAAAAGCCTCTTTTGATGCTTACATGAACGAAATCAAAGACGCAGGCGTAAGAATTACAGTCATCAACTATCTGCCCGATGTTCTCAAATTACAGATGAAAATCTACCGAGACCCATTGGTTTTGGATGAAAACGGACAAAGTATCGTAACAGGGAAAAAGCCCGTGGAGGATGCCATTAAGGAATACTTAAAAAATCTTCCATTTGATGGAGAATTAGTCCTCGCACACTTGGTGGATGCTCTTCAACAGGTAGAGGGCGTAAGAATTCCGCATATCATTTTGGCTGAAAGCAAATGGATAGATGCAGGAGTGAATGATTACGGCGGTTATGAGACCATAGAGGTTAAGAAAATCCCTGTTTCGGGATATTTCAAAATTGAAAACTTTAACAACATTGAGTATGTGGTTTAATTTAGATATTCCAAAGCTCACGAGCTTACTTACTCCTACTTTCCTCCGCAAGGAAAAACTCTCGGCATGGCTTCGGGCGCTTCATTATCCTTTGATAAAGATAGCTGATGATTTTAATGTAAACCGAAATGCTAACCTCTACAATCTCGCCCACAATGGGCAGGTGTGCTACCTCCGCGCTGCACTTAACGATAAGTTTGACATCAGTCAAAGGCGGATAAAAATAGCAGAGGGAAACCGCTACAAGAGGCAGTATATCTACACAGACGGCGAGAAAAAGCCTAAGTATTTGGGCGTAATGTACCTTCGGGATGATGCGGACTATGGCGATACGGGAGTAGATTTTATCGTGCTGGTTCCTGCGGGACTGCAGTATAATGATTACGAAATGCGCTACATCATTGACTTTTACAAATTAGCCTCAAAAAGATACAAAGTAGAAACCTATTAAATGAAAACAGACATTATAGCCCTTGATTATGTGGGCTTCTAAAAGAGTTATTATGAATAAATTAAATTTCAATCAGACGGGAGGATTCCCAATGTCTACTAACATATTGGATGCTGTGCAGACGGCTTACTCACTGTTTAACCACTTGGGAAACCTTGCGGGAGAGCTGGTCATCATTTCGGGCTGTGTCATTACTGGAAATACAGTGAGCGATGGAGCGGTATACATTAACGGCGAACTTCTAGAGTTCAAAGGCGGAAGCATCTCTACAAATGTGGTTATTAAGGAAGAGACAGAAAGCAGAGTATTTGAAGATGGAGCAACGAAGCCAGTTATCTATAAAAGATACGCAGGATTTGGAAGTTCCACGCCAGAAAAGACCTTTAAATGGGAAGACTTTAAAAGAGTAGATAATTTGATAAAGCAAGGAGTAAAGAATGCTGATTTTGAGAAAAGAATTAAAGCTCTTGAAAACAAGAAAAGCCCTGTGCCTATTGGCTTAATTGCTATCTGGGGGAAACCAGCCAGCGAACCTATACCAGAGGGCTGGAGAGAGTGCACCGACCTTAGGGGAAGAATGCCTCTGGGTTGGAATCCAGATGATGCTGATTTTAGCGAATTGCTTAAAAATGATGGAGAAAAAACACACCAGCTTAAGGTTCATGAACTCCCTGTGATAGAAGGTGGTTTTGAAACAGTCACACACATGACAAGACTTGGTACAGGAGTAGTGAGAGGAGTAACCGGAGGACAGGCGCAAATTGCAGGGGGAGCATCACAATGGCTTCATGAACAAATGGAGTTAAAATTTGGAGGAAATCAGCCTCACAACAATATGCCTCCTTACAAAATCATTAAGTTCATTGAGTTTATAGGGTTTGATTAAAATTTAAGACTATGGCACAAACAGCGATAAATATAATAAAACAGTGGTTCAAGACAGGCTCTAAGCCTACGCAGGAGCAGTTTTGGAGCTGGATGGATTCATACCTGCATAAGGATGAACTTATACCACAGGGAAACATCCAAGACCTTAGCACAACACTTTCTGGCAAAGCCGATGCCGACCAGTTAGCTAATAAAGCTAATGCAGATGCCACAGAACTGACAGAGGAGCAGATAACTAAATGGCAGAAGGCACTCGGCATTAAACCTACAGCTTCAGGGAAACCTTTTAAGTAACAATTATTAAATAACAAAAATATGAGAATTGTAGAATTACAAACAAGACCTCTAACAGAGGCGGCGCCAACGCCAAACACTATCATTACAGAGAAAGATACCATTATTGCACAACAGGTATCAGCATCAGAAGCAGAACTATATGTTACTGATGAGAAAGGAAAAGTCCTTAAAGTGAAAGGAGGCAGTTCTAGTTCGGGCACAGCAGGAACAGGAACAGCACCAGCCTTACAAGAGGTTTTAACTGCAGGAAATGAGTTAGCTGGTAAGGAGATGAAGGGAGAATTAGTAGTTAAAGACGGAGATACGACTACAGATAATTATACTTTAAGTGCTAAAAAAGAATCTCTACGATATGAAGGATATAAGCAAAATGGGGAAACCTATGATTTACATGTAAGTAAGGATGGTTTAATATATTCTAGTAATGTAGAGGTTAATGGAAACCATATGGATGCTTCTTTCAGGGCAGATTCCAAAGGTATAGAGTTTAACACTGACGCTCCAAGTCACGAAGTAGGGGGACAATTTAAAGCAAGTACAGAAGGTGTATTATATCAGGCTTGGGGTTCCGATAGTAATGGACTTACTTTAGCATTAAATAACTCTGAATTTAAGGTAGAATTAAACACAGCTGGTAATGCAGACACTTTAAATCTTAACATCAATGAGGGGCTTTCTAGCTCTAAGTATTACGAGCCTACAAAAGATGGTCAATTTGTTCAGAAGAAATATGTAGATGATAGATTGGCTGGATTATCTACAGGTGGAGGAGAAAAAATTGATGTTACTGTCGATAGAATGTATTTAACTTATGCTGGAAAATTAGCAGTAGATATTACTGTTAATGGGTTACCTGGGAATAAGGTACCAGACCCTAATCTTTTTGAGCACAGTACATTTAGGATGAAGGTTGCTACTGTGACAGGAAGTATACAAGCTATTCTTACTTTCGGACCTACAGGAAATGCTACTATAGAGAAAACTTATATGTATGCTAACACAGGTACAGTTAAGGCTCATATTGAGGCAGTTTTACCTTCTTCGGCAGTGGATAAGTGGGGAGAACCGAGTCCTAGTAAGGATATTTTTAACCAAACACAGGGATTTTTTGTGTATATTCCTGAGGCAGGAATGCCATTTAATAAGGGAGTTAGGTCTAGAATGACTCATTATGGAGAGGTGTATGATAAAAGACAATCTGGAGTAGTAAACTTTAAATTGCAAGATGGTAAGCAGTCTACATTAATTCCTAGTACAGAGGAATATAGATTCTTTGCTTTTGATGCCGATACATTTAAAGCAGAAGACCCTGTAGATAGCACTTATTCTTACCTTATCAATAATGGTATTCCTATTGGTTCTCAGGGGGTTCAATCTGGATATATTCTTTCAAATAACAGAATAATGCCTAACCCTACACCAAACCAAGTAACAGATTGGGACCTTACTTTTAAAGTAAGTGGACCAGATATTTCAACGATAACTACCCTTTCTGACTATATGGTTGTAGTTTACGACTCGGAAAATAATCCATTAGAACATGTTCATTTTGATTTTTATAATAATTCTGATGGAGAAACGACTACTGCTCGTGCTAAACTTACTACTTTTAATAAATTTAAAAATATAGTAGGAAACGGTAGAGGTTTTAAATTTGGTATTAAGATAAATAGAGGTGTTCTTACTCTAAATTATGATGTTAAATTTGAATTGGTGAATATTAAAAGAACGAGCCGAGCTCTAGTGTAGGAAAAGGAAGACAATTATACCAGCGTCTTCGGATGCTGGTTTAAAAAAATGCAGTTATGATTATAGATTATTTAGAAGGAGATTATAAAACACTTATAACCACTTTATTTGTGGTATGTTTTGCATGGATTGTGGTTATTGTAGCAATGCTCATTGACCTTTATTTTGGAGTTAAAAAAGCCAAAGAACTAGGCGAGGCGACCAGTTCAGAGGGGTTCAGAAGAACTATCAACAAAGCAACCTATTATTTTGCTTTGATGGGCTTTGCTTTCCTGTTTGACATCTTTGATGTGGTAACGCCCTATTTCTTTCCTCATCCACTCGGAAGTGTACCATTTGTAAGTATTTTCGTGGCGTTAGGGCTTGTATTTACTGAAGCAAAATCAGTAAGAGAAAAAGCCGAAGACAAAGCCCGAAGACGAACCGATGAAAGTTTCAGAAAGATATTGGAGCTGATGCAGAACAGAGAAGATGTAATGAGAGAAATAGCAGACCATCTCAAAAAAGAAAGACAGAAACAAGAGAATTAAAAGCCCTTTGGAGGATAGGGATTAAAAAAATGTCCTCCGCTTTTTAAAAACTTTCTCAGGGTATTTTAAAAACAACAAGCACGAAGCTACGGAGGACAAAAAGTCTTCTGTGCTTCGTGCTTGTTGTTTACCCTGAGAGTTGCAAATATAAGAACTAATAACCATTAAAACCAATAACTATGAAAAACAAATATTATCAAATTTTAGAGAAAATTCTAAAAAAGGGCAAGGTTCAAGAGAACAAGAAAGGAAGCATCAAATATCTTTTAGATGAGCAGTTAAAACTATATCCATCGGATTTGTTGGAGATTTTTGAAGGTCATCAAATCGCAAGAAACAAATTAAAAACAGAGCTTCAACTCTTCCAGAACGGCGAAAGATTGACCGAAAAATACCGAGAAGCAGGTATCAGCTGGTGGGATTATTGCGGACCTATGCTGGTAAATTCTTATCCGACTTACTTTGAACAGTTACCACCTCTCATTGCGAAAATCAACAAAGAAAAGCGCAACAGCAAGAACTATGTGCTGTTTTTAGGTAGGAATGATACAGAGACCAACCAACAACCCTGTTTATCATTGATTCAGTTTCAAATAGATAATGGTAAGTTGGTAATATCGGCTTATCAGCGTTCCAGTGATGCCTCATTAGGGCTTCCTGCTGACCTTTACCACTTGTATTTAATCAGTAGACAAATTGATTTACCTTTGAAATCCATCACGCTGACGCTTGGTAATGTACATATTTACGAGAATAACATAGATAGTACCAAAAGGCTGTTAAAGGGCGAGAAAGCGTCTTTTGAACTGAATGTGTGATTTAAACATTCTTTAAATAGGTTTTAAAACCACAATAAAAAAGCAGTCATTTAGACTGCTTTTTCTATCTTTGTCATGTCAAAATTTTTTGGACATTTCGTTTTGCCATTTTAGACATTTTGATTTGCCGATTATACTTGGTCAGGTTTTTTTATCTCAAATATTATTTCCTCAACAATTTTTATTGAAATCATTAATTTAGAAAAAGCTATTTGTCCCATATCTTTAAAGTTAAAGAAAAAGTAAACTATTTTATCATTTTCTTTAAGAATAAAACTTGGGTCTAATCCTGTTTTTACCAAGTAGTATCCTTGTGGTTTTAGAACTTCATCTAACTTTTTGAAGACATATTCTTTTTTTTCTTTCTTTGTAAGCATACTTATCTTATTTTAGTTATTTTTTCAATATTGACATTGTTTATATCATCTTTTCCATGGTCATAAAATCGGTATATTTTGTCTTTTGAAATAGTTAATTTGTTATATTTTTTTGAATTTAGACCTTCTACACTATACTTAACATTCATTGTATGTTGTTCATTTTGCAAAATAGCCCCAAAACCTTCTTTTTGCCTTTCGATAAAGGTTGTATTTTTACTTAATTTATTTTCAATGATAATAGCGTCTTGAATAACGCCTCTATCGTTTTTCAAAATTAAAACTACATCAGCCTTCATAAAGCCGTTAGTGGTTTCTAATGGTACTTCGGTCAAAATATCATATTTTTGCAAGTCTTGTACAGGTATGCCAGTGGTTTTTGCAAGGTCATCAAATAACTTTCCTTGCTTTTGTTTCAATGCATCAACAATCTTGCTATTTAAACTTCGCCCTAATTCTGTAACTTTTCCAAATTTTGCTAAATCTGAACTTCGGTCAATCCATTTTTGTGTTTTTTGTAGTGCACTTACGCCTACAGAGGATATATCTGTCAAATTTTCGGCTATATTTTCAAAATCAGTATGAGTCCAAGAATTTTTGTGTCCCACAAAAGCTTCTGATAAATTAGGTCTTTCGTTT